TGGGGTACATAGCCGTTCGCCATATACACAACGCCAGCCCCCTCTTCACTTCTCCCCAACCAGACGACCGTATTGCCGAATCGCTGGGCAGAGAACGGGGCGACGATGCCTTCTTCCAGAAACGCGCCGGGAATCGGCGCAAACGGAAACGGACTCGTGCCCGCGTTATACCAGACCTCTGTGGTCTGCTTCCCGAACAACCAGATGTCCCGATGCGCGACCACCACCGCCTGCCACTTGTCACCGCCTGCGGTCCGTTGCGCCACTTGCGACGCGGGCCACGTCGTGCCGTCATTCAAGTCAGAAATCTTCAGCGTCGAACTCTCAGGATCTAAGGCGAGAAAGTAGCCGTCCAGAAACTCCACCTGCGAGACGTTGAGGGATGACCCGCCGCTGTCCAACGCTTCCGCGACGGTGGCCGTGTCGGACAGCGTAATCACGTAGCCCTTGTTACCCGAGGTCAGAAAGAGTTCATTGTCCGACGGGGTCTCGAAATACACGCTCGCGGCAAACGTCGATGGAGTGTTGTGGGCATCATCCGTAATCGTGCCCACGGTGGTCAGCGTCCCGTTCGTCTTCACCTCATAGAGCGTGTGCCCGATGGCGGCGAAGCACCGTCCGTTCTGTTCAATCATGCCGCGCACGGGCGACTCCGTCGCCGTGGCAAAACTCGTCACGCCGGGGGTCGGATACAGCGCCGTCTGAAACGTCTCGTCGCCGACCTCGATGTTCTCGACATACCAGTTCATGCACTGCTGGTCCGCAAACCGCACGGACTGCGACACGTAACTCGGCCCCACAAATCCCGGAAATCTCATCGGTAACGGTCCGTTCGCCAGTCATAGCGGCCGCCCCGAGCCAAGAGCGCCGCGTCAATCCCCAGCACATCATCGGTAATGTTCACCCGCTTGATATTGGCGAACGTCTCGGACGCCAACATGCGCACGTCAGGCGTCACCTGTGACCCATACTCCGGGCCCAGACGGAGCGCCAGTTGATACCGCATCGCCTCTTCATACCCCGGCGGAAAGGTATACGCCGTGGTCAGGTCCGCAAACGCCGTCAACGCGGTCGGGGTGTAGAGCACCAACTGCACGTTGGCAACATTCGGAATCGGCCACACACTGATGGTCGCCAGCCCTGCGGTCCAGTTGCGGTCGTAATACATCCCCAGCGGATAGGTAGATTGCAGCCCCTTGAGCGTCACTTCCTGCCATTCCGTGGGCGTCATCGCCTGTGTAATCGGCAACTCCAGCTTCTGCGCGGCAGACGCGGTTGAGTCGGTAATGATACTGGCTCCTACGATCCAAATAGGCCGCACGATGTTGAACGTGCCGCCCGTGCCGATGGTGTAGTCCTGCGTCCCGGATGACAGGTCGAACACGGTGCGGGCCACCGTATAAATCGTGAGCCGCTCGGTGGCCCACGTATCAATCATGTTGTTGAGCACCGTCAACGAATCGTTCACCTCGGTGCCGGTCGCCGTTTCCCCGGACGCCAACACCCCGAGGGTGCGCAACGTGCGCGTGATCAAGTCGTTCGCGGTCACGCTTTACTCCGCTTAGGTTTGCGTGAAGTCGCAGCCCGTTCCCGGGCCCGCGCCACACTCTTGGGTTTTGACGCTTTCGATTTCGTGAACGGGCCAGCCGGGGACTCCGCGTAGTTGAGTCCCTTCAGGTCCTCTGGACTCTGCACGGTTTCCGCGCAGACGTTCCCGTCCGCATCTTGCACGTAGATACACTTCGGATAGGACTGATGGACGTAGAGTTCACTCATGCCGTCCCCCTCCCTGAAAAACAGTTAAAACTGCGCCGGGGCGAACCTAGTCATCACCCCGGCGCATGAGAGACGAACGCCTAGCCCTGTATACGACAGGCTAGTTCAGGCCGCAGCGCAGCCCACCCAAACAGCACATCCAGTCTGCATGGGAATTTGTCGGTCGTGATGTCGTAGTCACGGATAAGTCGAATGCTCATCCCCAACTGGTCATCACTGACCCGTGCGGCCATGTCGGTGCCTTGCGGCAACGGCAGGTCAGCCATCGCCAGCGTAAACGCATCCTTGTGGAATGCGAGTCCCTGCGGTGACTGCTTGGCTTCCGTGCCCACCATCGTGATGGCGGCGTTGTCAGCCGGTGACGCATCAACCGTCTGGAACCCCGTGCCCGTCGTGATGCTCGGGGAAATCGAGACCGTCAGATTTCCACTGCCATCCGACGTGCCATTCGCGGTCGCCACAAACTGCTGGGCGGACGCGGTGGAGGCCAAACTCTGCGGGTTCACATGGTTGACATCAGCGATGGTAAACACATCGCCCTTCAGAATGACGGCTGTGCTCGCGGCCCAGCCATCCGTGATGAGCGACGCGCCGGTCTGCGCGGCTCCCTTCACCAACGGCGTGGAGCCGGTCGTGAAGGTCCCCGTGGTATGGGTATTGCAGTTCTGGTCCATATACCAATCGAACCCCACTGCCGTGCCCATCTGCCCACGCGCATACTGGCTCGAAATCGCCGACGACTGCTGGAACAAGCCCTTCAGTGCGTTGACAATTTGCGCCTGCTGCGACGGGGTGATGCAGATTGACCGTTGGCCGTCCATCGGAGCCGAGTCGTTATCCAACGCGACCCCCGCGTTCAGGTACGCCAAGAGCGTCGTCGGCCCCGGCGTTCCGGGAACGCCTACCGAGTTGTAGACGCTCGTATACAGCGCCATGCCCGCGTTGTCGATCTTGTTCGCAATCGTCGCCACGGCTGGGCTGATGAACCGCTTACTGAAGTCGCTGATCTTTAACGCCAAGTCTTCAGAGGTGAACGTAATATCGACACCAAACTGCGTGTCGAGCGTCACCGAGACCTGCGTTTCGGTCGCGTCTTCAATCGAAATCGCCGTGCCCGTGCGGCCCACATAGCGCGGCGGCTTTCTCACGTTCAGGACGGTGCCGATTTGGGCCCCCTCCACGCCAAACCGGTCATCGTATTGCCGATTGACCTGCTTGGTGAACGTCAGATTGTTCTCCAAAACCCGCAGGGCTTCCCGCGTAATCATGGAGATGGTTAACAGGGTATTCGCCATCGACTCTTACTCCGCGTCACTTACCGTCCACGGTCCGCCAGTTCTTCCTTGTCACGAATACGCTTGTATTCGCGGTAGGACATCTGGTCTAACGGGATGGTTGACGCTGTCGCTCCTCCCCCTACCGGCTTGATCGGTCGAGGAGCTTTCGTTATAGATTCCGCTGTTGAGGTCGGGCCGGGTACAGCAACCTCAAGACGGCCTTCAAGGCGTCCCATTTCTTTGAGGGCCAAGATGGGATTCATCGCCGCGATGCGGTCACACTCTTCCGGGTTCTGGCAGAGGTGATACATCATCGCAGGGCCACTCTCCGAGTTCAGGACTGCGTCTTGCATGGGTCGCGTCATCGGCAGGTCCTTGCCCGCCGTGACAATCGCATCGAAATCTCCGTGCGCCGAACGGAAGGTGTCGATTCGCGCTGTATGCGCAGCGACAAGGTCTTCTTGGGCACGCTGGACTCGGTCGCGTTCGATGCGGTCACGCTGTTGAGCCTCATGATGGGTGAGACGCTCACTGACTTTCCAGTCCACTATCGCTTCCTGAAATTCATCGTAGGTCTCAAAATTTTCCTGCAACGGTTTCGCCTCGGCGTCCGTCTCGGACGGCGCGGCCGACGAGGTCGGTGGCGCATCCCCGTTGACCGGCGTGGGCACCGACCTCTCCGGGACAGGAGACGGCCTCTCGGCCGAGAGGCTGCGCAGTCGCTGGAGTTCTAAGTCGAGCGCGTTCGCTCGCTGCGTTTCGGCCGCTTTTTCACGGGCCAACTGACTGGCGCGGTCCTTGTAAGATCGTCCTCGACGACGACGCTTGCGCGTCGGAGCAACAGGTGCAGGCTCTGGCGTCGCCTCCACCGCGTCCGCCTCTTCCTCCTCGTCAGCCGACGCCTCGATGTCTGGCACGTCCTCGGACTCCTCCGGTTCTGAGGCGGCCGTCTCGACCGTCGTCTCCGTCTCCTCGGTCTGGGCGTCGTCCGGTTCCGATGGTGTCTCCGGTGACGACGCGACCGGTGCGGCCGAGGTCGGCGTTAACGCAAACGGGTCGTCCGTTGTCGTGACCACTTCAACGCGTGAGGCTTCCTGCACGTCTGCCTCGGTGTCCGTCGTACTCGCTACCTTGATCGTCATACGTTTCTTTCTCCCCTGTAGTCTGCCAGAAAACACGGTCGTTATGAAATCTCTTCCTCCACCACGTCCTCACTCATGACCGGCACCGGACCTTCCGGTGCGACCGGTGGGGGCGCGGGGCCACCGCCCGGAGGCAATGGCTGGCCGAGCGGAGGAGCGCCTGCCTGCTGGGGAGGAGGCGCGGAAGCCTGCGGCCCCGGTCCTCCGCCAGCCAGCCGTTCAAAGCGGTCTTCCTCCCGGTTGGACAGGTCAACGTTCCGCGTAATTAGCTGTTCCAGTTGGGCAATCTTGGTCTCGAGAATCTGACCGGCGCGGTCTTGGTCAATCTTGGCAAGCGTTCGCGCACTCTCGCCCCCTTGCTTAATCTCTTCCAACTGCAATTTCGCCTGAAGGTCCCGTTCCTGCGCGGCGGCATTCGCCGCCAGTTCCCGCTGCTTGAGGTCGGCCTTGCTTTCTTCCTTCACGCGGTCCGTCGCAATCGTGTTCTGCGCCTGCTCATAGGCTTCCATCACCTGTTGCAGTTGCTGCTCGACCTGTTGCATCTTCGCCCGGACCGGTTCAGGAATCTGGGCCCCCTCCACCTCATCCTGTAATTGCGGCGGCAGCATCCGCTTGAGACGCGCCGCGACCTGCTTCGCTCCCGGCCAGTCCATGTTGTCGGCGATGAGGTCGCCAATCATCGGGAAGACATTCGGATAGGCTTGGACAAACTGCACCAACGCCTCCACGCCCGCTTCACGCTTCGTCTGGAAGCTCGGCCCCACCGACACCGTCACGTCGTAACGGCCGAGCCCAACGTCATAAATTCCCTCAATGCCCGGAGGCAGCGTCGTTTCACTCGCCATCTCTTCAGGCATGTTCTCCTGTCCTGCAAACACCATCACACTGCGCTGCTGCTCGTCCAATCCGGTAATGCGCATGATCCGGGCCGTATCATAAATCTTGGGAATGAGGTCCACGAGGACGCGTCCCACCTGTCGGACGGACCGCGCCAAATTGTCGAGGTAATGGCTGTTCGCCATTTCATCCTGCTGCTGTCGGGCCCGCAACGCTCGCCCGGATTCCTGCGGCCCGCGCTGTCCCAGCGACGCATCGTGAAAGCCGCCCGTGGCCTTGAGGTCGTTATCGGACTGCGCAATCGCCATCGTCATGGCCTGAATCGGTGGCTCCCACGTTTGACGCTGCGGATGCGGCAGCAACTGCCCCGACAATGTCTTCGGTTTGTACTCGAGATAGGGATAGTTGCGCACGTTCGCGGTCTTCCACTTCGCCTCATGCCCCTCGAACTGGCCTTCGGCCGCCACGAACGGCGCACGCGGCGCGAGCGCAATCATTTCGGTTTCCGCCGACACCCAGTAGTTATACATGCGCTGCGCGTCTTTCGCGTCCCGCACGATCCCCCGGTAATCCGTCACCCCGTTGATATTGATTTCATCCCCGAGGACCGGCACGATGGGAATATACCGTCCGGGCCACTCCACCCCGGCCGTCTTGTCCTCGTTGCCGTCGAGAATTTCCACCGCATTGATGAGCGCCCACTTGACGGTGCGCAGCGTCATTTCCCGTTCGGCGAGAATCGTCACCCCTTCGGGAAGTTGCAACGGGTCCGTGCTCTTGAAGTCGGCCTTCGGGTGCTTCGAGCGTTCGCCGTCAGGCCCCTCCATCACCACCATCACTTCTCGGCGCTCTTCCACGTAAAAGTATTCGGCAATCCGAATCATGCCGTCCGGGAGCCACTGTTCCTGCGCATTGCCGGTCGACGTAAACTGCGACAGACTCGCCATGTCCGTGTCCGGGTAGCGCAGCCGATATTCCTCTCGGGACAGGTCTTCCACCACAAAGCCGTAGCGCACGTCCCCATAATCCGAGGCTTGGGACGTCGGGTCCAGATAGACCGCAAACGGATTCGGCACGCGCACGACCTGAATCTCTTGGTCGAGTTGGAGCGGGTCGTCCGCCACGTAATCGGTCACGATGCGCACATACCCGCGCCCCATCGTGACCTGATGTTCCCCGGCCGTGGTATACGCCACGTCCGCGTCGCTCTTGGTTTCGATATGCCGCACGATGCCTTGAAGCACCTCGGCCACGTCGACGTTCGCGTTGCTCCCGGCGGGCTTCACCTGCACGGCCGGTCGAGACGCCCGCTGGTTGTTGGTGACCTGCCGAATGAATTGCGGCAGCCGGTTCACGGTCAGGCACGGCCGGTTGTCCTGCTCACGCATCGACTTGATGTGCGGCGGCCACTGCTCGGACGCCCGGAACCGCAAGTCGTCGAGCATGTTCTGCCGCAGCATCGCTTCCGCCTCGACCACCGTGCGAAAGCGTTGCTGGGCTAACTGAAGAAACTGCTCGATGGTTTCGCGTCGGCCACGCCCCTCGGCCTCGTCGGTATCGACGGGCCCTTCGGCGACGGTCTGAAATCCACTGCCTGTCGGGTCGTATGCCATTAGTGTATTCCTAGCCGGGGGGCCGGTAACGTCATCGCCCGCCCCTGCAACATTTCAAACGCCTGTCGAAAATCCGTGCCGTCAAACCCGTGTCCGACCCAGTGGCGCTTCGCGTGAGAGAGAAACTCATCTTCCCCGCGTCGGACAATTTCCCGCAACGTCTCGGAGTCAATCTGTTGCAGGAGACTCCCCACCGCTTCCGCCACTTTCTCCGCCCGGTCATAGCGTAACTGATTTCGTCCCATGTCAGTGCATCCATCCCAGCATCTCACGGCCCACTTCCACTTGCCGCACCATCGGCTCCTCGCGTTGCGTCACCGGTTCCACCGTCATCCACTCCGCGCCTGAGACGACCGCGTAGCGCGTCGCGTCCATGAGGTGGTCGTTCTGCTTCACGATGCGGCCCTTGAGGTCGCGCCGATACAACCGGAACTCTTCGAGCCACGCCCGACACGACTTGAAAATTTTCAACTGGCCGGTACTGAGCGCCCGCCACACATCCAGCAACCCGGCCTCGACCGCGTTCGGGGCGACGTCGAGAAAGAGCCCGAGGTCCACGTAGTCCTCGAGCAGTTGTGCGCCGTCCTTCTGCCCGCGCCCTCTGGCCGCCGGGTCAATGCGTCCGGGAATCCATGCCCCCCGTGACCGCACCGCATCCGCATGAATCGACGGCTCCGCTTCGCCCCGCTTATGGAGGGCATAGAGGTAGCGCACACTCGTCTCGCGGTCCAGCGCCACCCACACCACCGCCGTGCAGTTCCAGCCCACGTCCATCCCGTAGCCTCGCGCATAATGCGCGGGAATCTCGAAGTCGTCCACG